GCCAGACAAGGCGCTCAAGGAACTAACCGTGGAATACAAGCGCGAGAAGCGCGACCCGCAAAGCGGCAAACTGCTAGGTACCTATTGGCACCGCCCGGGCAATGCTCGCCAAGAACTGTGGGACCTTTTGGTCTACAACACGGCCGCGCTGGAAGTGGTGGCGCTAGATATTTGCGAGCAGCATTTAGGGCTTGAATACCTGAGCTGGCCGGACTTTTGGGAAGAAGCGGCGACCGGTTTATACTGGACAGCTTGCTAATGGTTTGATAATGTCGCATAATCATAGATACTAACGGGGAAGCGGATCACATGGAGTGGCCGAAGACCCGACCAGATTTAGCACACGGGAGGGCCGACGAATGCACAAAAAGCTAGACACGCGTGAGTTCATACGGCGCTCCCGAGAAGTGCACGGCGATAAATTCGACTACTCGAAAGCCAATTACACAACAGCACACGCGCGCGTAGAATTGACATGCCCGACCCACGGGGCCTTCACACAAAAAGCGTACTCGCATTTAAGCGGCAAAGGCTGCCGCAAGTGTGCAGGACTAGAGAAGCACACGCTCCTTTCTTTTGTGCAGGCGGCGCAACAGGTACACGGCGACAAGTACGCCTACCACCTCGCCGACTATGCGGGCAACAAAACAAAATTAACAATTTTTTGCAAAGAGCACGGCCCTTTTGAGCAAGTACCTAACTCTCATTTATCTGGCCGCGGCTGTGTAAAATGCGCGAAGACCGCGTACCAAACAGGCAAAAAAGGGTATGTTTACTTTTTGCTTAGCTTTTGCGGCAAGTTTATGAAAGTAGGCATAACCAACAAACCGAAGCAGCGTTTCTCTGAGTTACGGAGTAAAACGCCGTTCATGTTTACCGTGATCGCTTCGTACTTAATGGAAGGCGTGCAAGCGCCGCAAATTGAGAAGAAGGCGCACAAGTTGATGCAATCCGCAGGGCTAAAAGGTTTTAGCGGGTCAACTGAGTGGTTCCGCCATGACTACGATCAAGAATATGCCGCGCATAAATTAGCGACGGCGGCAGGGGTAGAGGTTTGAGCTGCACAGATTACACTTTTTTAACGGCTAGAATACAAGCCACCGAGGCGCAGATCATAGCGTACGAGGACGCGGCGACGGCACTAGCTAACGGCACAATACAACAATACAGTCTTGATACGGGGCAGTCCCGGCAGTCTGTTACTAAAATTGATGTTAAGGTGCTGAACGACGCGATCGACGGTTTATATAACCGCCGCGCAACACTGATCGCACGTCGCGACGGTTGCGGCGTTTCTACAGTGAGGCCATGTTGGTGAACCAAGTAGAACTAGAGCAGTACGCTAAAAAATACGAGGCGGCCCCGTACACCGACGGCGAACTTGCGCCGCGCGCTTCTTCCGGCTACGGTCAAGCGCCAGCGGTCCACGCCTACCACGACGGGGACAAGTTCTTCGGAGGCTTCGGCCCGACTAAATTATTTTCGACCGACTACTGGACCTTGCGCAAACGCTCCGAGCAGTTGTTTAGCGAGAACCTGTACGCGCGCGGCTTAATCCGCCGACTCATCACAAACGAGATTAACACCGGATTAACGCCCGAGGCTTGCCCGGACGAGCTGCTTATTGGCTTGCCAGAAGACAGCCTAAACGACTGGACAGAAGAAGTCGAAAACCGTTTTTTAATATGGGGTAAGAACCCGGAGCAGTGCGACTGGAAGCACCGCGCCACCTTTGGCGCTATCCAACGCGCGGCCCGCATGGAGGCGCTAATTAGCGGCGACGTGCTGGTGGTCTTACGCCAGAACAGACAAACCAACCTGCCGCAAGTTCAGCTGATCAGCGGCGCGAAGGTACAAAGCCCACTAAGCGCACGCACGCGCATAGCTAACGGTCACACCATACGCCACGGCGTAGAGTTGGACGCGCAAGGCCGCACGGCTGCCTATTGGGTGAAACAAGACGACGGCACCGACCCGCAGAGAATACCAGCCAAGGGGGCCCGCTCCGGCCGCCGCATGGCTTGGCTCGTCTTCGGAACTGAGAAGCGACTGGACGACGTGCGCGGCGAGCCGCTTCTTTCGTTGGTGCTGCAATCCCTTAAAGAAATTGACCGCTACCGCGACAGCGTGCAACGTAAAGCTGTGATCAATTCGATCCTTGCCATGTTCATCAAGAAGACTGAGGACAAGCAGGGCACCCGACCGATCACCGGCGGAGCTGTTAGACGCGGGCAGGCAACAACCACCGACCTAGACGGCGGCAAGCGCGAATTTAACATCGCAAGCCAAGTGCCAGGGCTGGTGATCGAAGAACTGCAAACCGGCGAAGAGCCGGTACTCAAAGGCGGCGAAGGCACCGACACGAACTTCGGCACCTTTGAAGAGGCGATCATTCAGGCGGTTGCGTGGGCTAACGAAGTGCCCCCGGAGATCTTGCGTTTGGCATTCTCCAACAACTACAGCGCCAGCCAAGCCGCGATCAATGAATTTAAAATATATTTGAACAAGGTCTGGGCCGACTGGGGCGAGACCTTCTGCCAACCTGTTTATATTGAGTGGCTGCTGGCCGAGAACCTAAAAGGCCGCATACAAGCGCCCGGGCTTCTCGACGCATGGCGCGATCAACAACGGCAGGACGTGTTCGGCGCGTGGGTCTCTTCTGACTGGTACGGCTCAATCAAGCCTAGCACCGACATGAAGAAACAGGCCCAAGGCTCGCAAATTTTGATCAGCGAAGGCTGGTCGAATAACGCCCGAGAGTCCCGCACGTTAACAGGCACCAAGTTCTCCAAGAACATGAAGCGCTTAAAACGTGAAAACCAAATGAAAGCCGACGCGGCGCGACCACTGGCAGAATTCGAGCAAGAGTTCGGCCAGACAGTACAGGAGGCCGCGGCAGCAATTAGCGAGGCCAACTTCGAGGCACAACTGGACGAGTATTTAGAAGATGATCGAGAAATTAGCACGAGCGTTTAGCAAGCTGCGCGGCGAAGTCTCAGAGCTTAGCCAGCGCATTGACTCGCTACCCGAACCAAAAGACGGCGTCAGCCCTAAAGCAGAAGACATAGCCGCGCTAGTGCTCGAACAAACCCCAACGCCGAAAGACGGCAAAGACGCGGACGCGCAAGCGATAGTCGAAGAGGTGCTGGCTAAAATGCCTAAACCGAAAGACGGCAAAGACGCACAGCCGCCGCTACTGGCCGACGTGGCCGCGTTGGTACTGGCGCAAATGCCTAAACCGAAAGACGGCGTCAGCCCGGACCCACAAGCGATAGCACGCGAAGCCGCTAAACTGGTGCCTAAACCGAAGGACGGCGTCAGCCCTAAAGCGGAAGACATAGCGCGCCGGGTGCCTAAAGCGAAACAAGGCAAGCCCGGCAAAGACGGCGTCAGCATTACCGACGTAAAAGTCGAACGCGGCAACATTCTAACGGTCTGGCTTGACGGTAAGAAAAAGCGCGCCGGAAAAATTGAAGTACCACCCGCACAGCCGCAGTTTGTAGGCGGCACGGGCGGCAAGTTCGCACCGAAGGCTAAAACGACGGGGTACACCCCGCAGGGCACTTTTGTAAGCGGGCGATAAGGTTAGCGTATGGGTCGCTTCCGATACGGCGGGGACGATAACGCTAGGAAATTCAAACGTAACTATCCATATGTTAGAGGATACTACGTTTTGACGAAGACGGCAGTAAGGGGTAGTATGTCGGTAACAGGAGTAAATTATCCATGTGGTTATTAGAAGCAAGCGTCCGACAGGCAATCGAACAGGCCCAGAAATCAGGGTTTATGCCTACAGTCGAACAACAAACAAATTTTGAAGCGGCGCGTATCGGGAACGATAGCGGCGCTAATTCTCGTATCCTTTCAGTAGCGGGCAGTAGTGCCGAAGTGGCAGTTAAGGGGGTTATAACCAAGGCCCCCAGTTTTTTAGCTATGCTATTCGGTGGTGGTAACACGACTTACCCCGAGATCATTTCGGCCCTTGCCGAAGCTGAAAGCGACCCGAGTATTAAAGATATCACACTCGCAATCGATAGCCCGGGCGGCCATTTCGACGGCCTATTCGACACCCTGGCGGCGATACAGTCCACCAGCAAACCGATAAAGGCCCTAGTATCTAACGTAGGCGCTTCGGCGGCTTACGCTATCGCGAGCCAGGCCGACGAGATTATCGCAGCGAACCGAGCGACCCGCGTAGGTAGCGTAGGCGTAGTAGCCACATTCGCAGCCGACGACGGTACGATCAGTATCACAAGTACGAACGCGCCGAAGAAGCGCCCAGACGTGACCACCGAAGAAGGTAAGGCCATGGTCCGGGAAGAACTCGACGCAATGCACGAAATTTTTGTCGACGCTATCGCCGAAGGGCGTAATACTAGAATAGACAAAGTTAACGCCGACTTCGGCCAGGGCGCTACGCTTTTGGCTGGTGAGGCTTTAAACCGTGGTATGATTGACGCCGTAGCGGATTCACCGCTCAAAGTCGTTAAGAATACTAAAACAACCACCGCCAAAACCGGCGGGAATCAACAGGAGGCTAAGTCTATGGACTTGCAAACTTTGAAGGCCCAGCACCCCGACGTTTACGCGGCGGCGGCGCAAG